CAGGGCTGTAGATGTCGGTGTCGGTGGTGAGGGCCGTCGTCGTGCCCACCATAATGTTGTTAGCGTTACGTACGCGAAGGGCGAGGAACTGGTTGTTAAACGACCCACCTACAGGGAATGATGCCGTGAAGCCTGAGTTGGTAAAGTCGGTGACAGTGAGGTCGTGGCCTGTGCCTCGTCCCGTGTCATTGGGAAGGGTGATGATTTTTCCAGACTCAAAGCGAGTCCGTACGTTGGTAGTAGACACGTTGTCCTGAGAGTAGAAGCCGTAGCTCCATTGCTCGATAGCGCCGTCCACTACACCGGCCACGCCAAAAGACAGCACCGCCTGCTTCAGCGTGCTCTGTCCTACTCCCGAGGACGTGGCGCAGAGGACGTTGGGCCGGAAGCTGAGCGAGCCGTAATTGGCAGGGCTAGTGACATCAGCGCTTCCGATAAGAACGGCGGCGTCTTCGATGCCGTCTCCGCCGAGCAGGTAGATTTCCATCGCGCAGCCAGCGGTGTTGGTAGAAGGCGTGATTTCAATGCCGTTCGTCACCAGCGATATTGTACCGCCGTTAAAGACAGTGCCGGAGCCGTCAACGCCCATGAGCGCATATTGAGCAAGAAAGCCTGAGAGGCGGTGAGCGTCGGAGGTGCTTGCACTATCAGTGAGCTGACAAGACGCAAACACGCCGATGGTCTGGTCGATGAACGAAACGCACATGATAGCGTTCGTGTCGAGGACGCCGTCGCCGTCGGTTTCGCCCGACAGCACAATAGCAGCCTTTGGAGTCTCGCCGCCCCACACCCCTGCGTTGGTGACAGAGACGGTGCTGAAGCTGGCCGTGGGGATTACAGCCCGAGTCACTTCGGAGATGATGGACATAGCTTACGCCGTAATAAAATAGAGGGTGTCGGCGTCGGGAGTGAGGCCGTCGTAGGTAGCTTGGTCCAGAACGCGGAAGCGCTTGAAGCCGGTGTGGACAGCAACGCTGTCGCGATAGAGGACGCCGCCGATGTCGTAGGCGCCAGAGGCCCCGTCTTCGACGAAGTCGCCTGCGTCAAGTCCTTGGAGCGTCGCGGCGTCTACGCTCGTGAGCAGAGAACCGTCACCTGCAAAGGCGCCGCCGACGATGTTACCGGACGTAATTACGTCGCCGGTGCCGAGGCCGAGGTCGCCGCCGGACGTGAGAGACACGCCGCTGGCCACCACCCACTTGGTACCGTCGTGGCGGGCGACGTTGTTGTTGGCGCCTGTGCCTTCGATGACGCCGAAGCGGACGATGTTGTTGCTGCCGTCGCGGGAATAGATCGCCCCGTCGGCTAGGTTGAGAGCAACTTCGCCTTCGTCGAGGTCCGGCAAGCCCGGTACAGACGCTGCCGTAGTGCTACGCTTGAATTGGAATTTGGTAGGCATTATCAGATTCCCAGAAGTAGAGAAAAAAGAAGCCCGACACCAGAACGGTGCCGAGCTTCGTAGTGGTAGCTTGGAGAGCTAATGACTCGGCTTAGTTCGGCACAGCCAAAACAAAGCCAGCGTCGGGACGCATCACCTGTACACCGTACAGAGTGTCAGCCGTGAACAGATCAGACAGGAATTCCTGCTTGTACTGAGACTGAGAGCGTACGCCCATTTGCTCGGCGTGTACGAACGTGTCCTTGTGGAACAGAGTCGCGCCGCGCGTGTCAACCGAAGAGGCGCTGTTGTTAGCTGCGCTTTCGATGACGGGGCAGTGGGTGGTGACGTAGATGTCTACGCCGTACAGCTCGCCGATCAGGCCAGTGTTGACGCCACGGCCACCGACGAAGTCGGAGCTGACGTAGCGGTCGATGCCCAGCATTACGTTGCGCATGCTCGGGGGAACAGCGAACGCACGGCCATCCATCGGCACGTCGGCGTCGTCCATGAGCTGAACCATGTCGCGGAAGATTTGGTCGGTGAAGACGTCAGCCGTGGTTACGGTGTCAGCCGCGTAGGCAGTCAGGCCGCTGGAGGCGTCAGCGTAGAATACAGCGCTGTTGATCCAGTCGGAGCCGTCCTGCGCAGATACGTCGAGGGTGAGGGTGCCGTTGCCAAGGCCAGTGCCGAGCGCGTGGAGGTGCGCGTCAACCTGCGTAGCCAGAGCGTAGCCAGCGTCGTTCGTGTAGAACTGGCGCATAGACGTCAGGGCCTGCTTCTCAGTGATGTCTTCGATGAACTTGGAGTACTCGAAGTGCTGGTCGATGCGGATTTCAACCTCACTTTCAATCGTGCTTTGCAGAGTCACGGCTTGGTTCTCAACCTTACGGTTGGCGACGCCGCGAGTCGGCTTAGGTACGTGGATGGTGTCGCCCTTCTTGCCAACCATCGGCATCTTGCTCACGAGGTTGGACATTACGAGGGTGCGCTTGTAGGCCGCGACGATTTCGTCGGACCAGATTTCGGGGATGAAAACATCCGCTTCGGTGTTACCGGTCATACCGGCAGTGTTGGGATATACAGCAGAACCTGCCATGATTACTTTCCTTTGGGTTACTTAACGCGTCCCTCTGCGTACGCGAGCATCAGCTCAGACGACATGTCGAGGTAGCGTTGTGGGTCTTCGTTCATTAAACGGACAATGTCCGCCCGTCGATACACTTTTTTCGGTGCCCCTGATTGGGAGGCGTTTGGGGCGCCAGTGGACGCCGCCTTCAGAGCTTGCTTCTGCTCTGCCTTGGCAACGTCCGCCGTACGCTCGGCGATGGCTTTGCGTTCCTTCCAGTTCGAAAACAGCTCGTTGGCTGAGTCGAAGTCGAATTCAAAGTGAGCCTTGCGCAGCAGCTCCGTGCGAACAGGAGAGTCGGACACCCACGCGGCGAAGTCTGCGTCGCCAACAATTTCGTTCATGTCAGGATGCTCTTTTTCTAGAGCAGCCTTGGACGTCAGCTTCTGGTAGTTGGCTCGTTCTTTACGCGCCTCTACGATGTCGGGGTGTTTCTCGATCTGCTGTTTCACAGCTGCTTCAGGGTCGGTGAAGAAGTCGATCTGCTCTTCTTCCACCGCCGGTTCTGCCGTAGCAGGAGCTGGTGCCGATTCGAGTTGTACTTTAATTAGCGTGTCCAGATCACGCCGAAGCTGTCCTACTTCGTTAGCTTGTTGGCCGCTAAAGCGCTCGTTTTCTACGAGCATGGCCGCTAGCTCGGCTGCTGACTTGCCGCGATACTTCTCCGGAAGGGAGTCGTCTACGGCTTCTTCGACGGGCTTGTCGTCTGACTTATCCTCAAAGGGGTCAACAACAACTTCGTCTGCTTCGGGTGTGGGCGCTAAGTCGCGCTCGTCAAGGAGTTTAGGGGTAGGCATTGGGTCTCCGTCTTGTGGCGAGATTGTGGAGGAAAGAAATCCGAGGCTCTGCCAAGAGTTGGCTCGGGGTTATTTGCCGCGCCGTTCGTGTTGCTTAATCCACTTGAGTTGTTCTCCGGGGAACGTGTGGTCTAGCTTGGAACGGACGGCGGCAATCAGGCGCTTGGCAGGGAGGCCACATTCGGTACAGATGGATTCCTTAACGGAGTTGTCCACGAGCTGTTCCGTGACGTGCCCGGCCTCACACCGGAAATCGTTAATCGTCCGCATCTTCGTGCTCCATTTCAGCTTCGAGCTGTTCAATGCTTTCAGGCAGGGAGAGGATGCGCTGGGCCATCGTCTTGGCGCCCTTGGCTTGGTGGAGCTGGGCCTCCGTCGCGATGACGTCGATGTTGTCGAGGGTCTGCACAGCGTCGGTGCAGTCGGCGACGAGCCACTTCCATCCCTCGGAGAGGAACAGGTCGCGCATCGCGGAGCAGTATTGCTCTAGGTCTTGCTTCGTCATAGTTGTGGCCTAATCAGAGGAGGGTGTGATGGATGCAGGCGCCTCCTAAGAGACGGGCGTAGTAGAAACACTCCGACGCCACTGCGTAGTCGTACAACGCCACAGGCAGGTCGCCTAAGACGAGGACGTAGTAAATCACTTGACGTTCTTGCTGAAGCCTACGCGAGGTGCTGAGAGGTGCGCCTTCGGGGCAGAGGCTGCGTAGCTACGAACGGGGTCTTGCTTGGCGTGCTTGGAGCCGCCGGAGGTGCGCTTCGGCGCCTTCTCGGG